CAGTGCTGGGCAATTCGTTAAGACCTTCCTTCCCCAAATAAAATCCATTGTAAATTGATCTTATTTTTGTAAGGGATTGCCATTGAAACTTGACTTTATACATGGAACAGGGGTTGAAGGGGGGAGGTTACGCTCCCCCCTGCAAAAAAAAAGCCAATCCCTATCATTTCGAACTCGCCCCTCCCCCGCGAGATTCCATCCTAGCCTCCATTACAGCATATGCTAGGTCTGACCGGTTGCAAAGCCGGATTTCGCCACACAATCATCAAATTATTAAGTTAAATGTTAAAGCACAACCCCCAACTTCGGATTGTCAGACCGCCCCACCTTTGCGCGAATCTGTGTCCTGGTCCTCCTCCGCAACACCTCCCTGCCAGGTCCAGCCCACAACACCAATCGATTGTGCAAAACGCATTCAATTTTTTTCAAAATCGCATATACTGTGTGCGATGTCATACAAAAAAATATACATTGCCAATAACAAATGGAATGAATAGATCTGCGAAAAATAAAAACTGTATTTATCTCCTTCCTGAAAAACTTATCGTTGAATAATCATAATATGATCCCGTGATTCTTCTGCGGAATGTGCATACAATGGAAAATTTGTTTCTGTTATACCGTAGTGATGAATGTTGTAATTCTTACAAAATTCATGAAATGTTGTTTCCGAATTGAATGCATATGGATGTCCACTATCCCATAATCCATAATGGAATATAATTTGACTTAGTTTGTCAAATGTTGTGCGTCGTGACATCCATACTAAATCTACGCAAAATGTTATTACGTAATCGTGTTGTAGAGGAACAGATGTAAGTTCATGTGTTGTATGGTGATATCGTGAAGGATTGGCATCGATTCGATGTTTTAGTTGATAAGCATTATACCATGGATTTGAATCTACAAATTGATCAGTTACTTTTATAGGTTCATTGAATAGTATATCACAACGCGTGCGCATACAATGCGTGAATTTTATATTTGTGTGTGTGCGTTCATATTCAAGAACATGTTGCCATAGTTTCCAAACCTGATAATATTGAATAATACTGCCGCTGGATTTAATAAATCCTGGACCAATTTCAAGCCAATTGACAGCACTGCCGTCGGCGTCAGTGGCTCGTTTATACACATCGCGACGCAACCCTGGACGATCCGATGTTTCAATCATATGTTCAATTGCTTGATAGTGCGGATCATCACGAAAGGATCGTGTATGAAGCACAGCACCGATCGTGAGATCTGGATAACGGTGCAGAATTTCAAACAATGTATCAGGCGCGTCTGTTTCACAAGCAATAAAAAGCGTGTATTTATTCACAGATAATACATTTTTATGGAAATTTGGAAATATTTGAGCCAGCGTGCGTAATCCACCGGTCATAAGAATGGCAACATGGGGTGTTTCGTCGGTGTTGGTGTTGGCGTCGGTGTAGGACATTGGTTCGTTGTTTCTTTTTTTAATTAGTCGGCTGCTGTTTTAGATAGTCTAAAGAATATACACATTTCATATGTAGAAAGAAAGATGCAAGGATTCACAACTGTAAATACACGTCGCCGCCTGGCTCGTAAAGCACGCGAAAACGCTGAACAAACGCGTCTTGCATCAGAATCACTTATTCCTGGTGCAGTGTGGGCAAATATTCCACTGAGCCGCTCGCATCTGCCTGGGATTCCTTACAGTTATTATGATGACGAGATTGTGATGCTTCGTGAACGCACGGCGGCACTGATCGAGCGTCAGAATGCGGAAGCATGGGCACGCGCACATACACGTGGACGTCGTGTTGGTGATGCAAATCCCAATGAATGGCACGAAATGGGCAAAAGCGGTAAAGTTTTGGAAAAAAGACGTCGTAAAGCCGTCGCGTGGATTGGGAGTGCAGAATAATAGAATTTAACATTGATTGATTATATTCTGATTTTTATATAAAAGATTGGAATATAAAAACACGTGTGTGTGCACGGATGGCTTAAGGTTCTTCAATGCGCTTCCAGATGAATCCACCGGCGGTTTTATTTTTTCCTATAACTGCTCTATAAATACTGTTAACGCCTACTTCATCGGATGCGGCTTTCATACTTGGAAACGTTTTTACAAATTCACCTTCTTTTGTATATTGAGCAATTTTGACTCCGCGGATTTCGGTCATCACTTTAGAAAGTTTCGCTTTTCTTTCTTCATTAAATGATGCATCACGTCCATTTGCATAAGTCTTTTTCACAGATTCACTGATTTTTTTACGGGTTTCTTCTTTCAATATTGAATTTTTCAAACTGTTGCTGATTTTGGCACGGGTCTCTTCGGAGAGTTTTTTCCCCAAGTTTTGATTTCGCATTTTTTGACGATATTCGCTCGTCATTTTTATTGATTTTGAATTAGCAACTATTTTATTTTTAATTTCCTCTTTGCGTTCTGTTGTCATTGCGGCATAACATTCAGCCGTTGCTTTAGCCATTTTCTTTTTGGTTTCTTCACTGTGCTTTTTTCCTCTAAATCCACCACCCATGCCGCCTATTGTTGCGTTATATCCATTTGGAACTAGTGTGTTGAATTCTTTGATTTTTTGTTCTTCCAATACGAAACGCTCGCTTTTTCTGCATTCAAGAATGACCTCAAATGTAAAGTTCTCTTCGCCGTATTTTTGGAAGGCTGATCTTAGTAATGGACAGCCTCTTCCTTCACGTATTGAATATATATGTCCTTTCCATCGCTTTTGTGGATTTTTCTCTTCAGTTTCACCTATGTATAATTTTCCATTTATTTTATTGGTTATTTTATATATGTAGGCTTTTTCTGATGGTGGTATAAGATCGGACGACATGGTTGCTGGATGACATTTGAAATTTGCTTTGAAATTTGCTTGGAAATTTGAGTCAATTTTTTGGATCCAAAAATTGGAATCAAAAAATTGGGGTTAATTGGTCAGTGTGGGATTCGAACCCACGACCTTCGCTTTCCTTATATACTAATTAAAGTATAAGAACGAGAGACTGAACCGCTGTCTTAACTGACCAAGGGCGTGCCTTTCGGCGGGGTGGTCCTACCTGGAATCGAACCAGGGCTCCAAGAGTCAAAGTCTTGTGTACTACCATTATACTATAGGACCTTGGTGCAGAGAGTGGGATTCGAACCCACGAGGATTTTCTCCATTTCGTCTTGAGCGAAACGCCTTGAACCACTTGGCTATCTCTGCTATATGTTTTGTATAGTGTTTTTTATTTTTTGGTTGTTTTTTGATTTCTTGAGTTTGTGGCTCTTGCGAGCCGAGTGCGCCGACTGGGAATCGAACCCAGGTCAACCGCTTGGAAGGCGATTATTCTACCATTGAACTATCGGCGCTTGGTGCAGGAAGTGGGATTCGAACCCACGAGGATTTTCTCCACGCGATTTCTACAACTTTACAGTAGGATTAGTACTGTAGTTAAGACTTAAGTCGCGCTCCTTGGACCGTCTCGGACATTCCTGCTTATTTGTGAGTTTCCCCACAACCTAACACATTCATCGATCCTTTAAGCCGTCAATTTTGTTCCCTGGAGGACGAAAAAAGCCGTTTTTTCTCAAGATCCATAAATTATCTCATTTTCCATTTTTGGTTCATGTTCATATATATGATATTTCCAGACAAATCCTGCAGAGGATTTTGTTGCACCCTTGAGTGCTTGCATTATTGAAGTTTTGCATATATTAACATTTCGTGCTGCCTCTGAAATACTCACATAAGTTTGAATAAATTTCCCATCTTTGGTATACTTATCAATCCTTTTACCAGATGCTTTTGCCATTGCTTTTCTATGTTTTTCAATGCCATTACAGTCTCCTTCGCCTATTTCTTCATAATATTTTAAAACACTTTTTCTAATTTTATCTTTTGTATCAGCACGCAATGTTCCATCGTTAGTATGTCCTCTTCCGCCAACTCGTCCCTCTTCTAATGCAGCCTTGTATTTTTCAGACTCTACAACCTTTTTACCATGTTCTTTTCTATCAATCTTATTATCATAGTAATCTCGTGTTCTGGCTCTAACCATTTCTTTATATTCAGGATTCGAACTATATTTCTTCGTAGCCTCCACAATCCTTTTAATCGTCTCCGCACTATGCGTCTTCCCACGAAACCCCGCACCTCCCTGCCCGCCCTCCAAAATATTGTATCCATTGGGTGCAATGCAATCATACTTCTTAATATATTCCCGCTCCCAACGATCACATTCCTCATCAAAGCAAATAATCAGTACTTCAAACATGAATGCATCAATACCATATTTCCGAACTGCATCGCGTAGCGCAGGACATCCACCCTTTTCTTGACGACACATATACTTATGTTCTTTCCACCGCAATTCATAATCATGTTGAATTGTTTTGCCAATATAAATCTTTCCAGAAACACGATTTGTAATTTTGTATATATAACCCATTTTTAGTTTTGGAAAAAATTGCCAAATTTTCTGGAAATTTCCGCATTTATTCAATTTTGTAATAAAATAATTTAAGGACACAACTCCGCAAACGCCTCCCGCCACCGCTCGACACACCGTACATGCGTTGGATCGATTGTTTCCAAATACGTGCGATTTTCTGCCAACCGCGTTTCAAACGCATCATCATGTTTTTTAAATGCATTATATATCTGTATTGCACACATATCAATATCAAGATCCGTGTAATAATTCCCATAGTCTTTTAATAGCGGCGAATTATGAACAAACGGATATCCATAATACATTATTTCATAATACGAATAATTCAATGGTGTATAGATTTGATGACAGGCAAATACAGGAATATTGTTTGAAGCATTGAAATGTAGAAATATTTCACAAACACTAAGACGCGCAAATTTCCGCACTTTTTTACCAACATGTAATTTCGATACAAGTGCATTCAAGGCTTGTGATTCCATAGGATATGAAAAAATAAATATTTCATCAATCAAGTCCGGATTACTATTGTATAATTTTTCGGCTGCCATTAATTGCACCACACATGTTTTTACAAAATTAATATTGGATTCTGGAATTATTAATGTTATTTTCTTCTGTGTATGGTGTTTCGGATTATAAAGCAATGCTGATGGGTTTGCGCCGTGTATATGTTTGCAATAATATTCCATAATGGATGAATTCCATACATGAGGAACATATCTTGAAACGTGCGCGCCGTGCAAACCACGCAAACCACGCAACAATTCAATATATGTTTTCATGAATGGAAATGAATCCAATATCCAGGCTTTATCAATTGGCGCATCTTCATGCCCAAGTATACCGGTTGATCGTGTATGTGCAGTGGCTGTATTTTCAATTGTCATACATAATGAATTGCTGCATATATAACCTACAACTGTGACGCCATATGTTTTACATTTTTTATAAATAGGATGTTCCAAGGATGTTGTGACTGTAATTATTGCACAATAAAGTTGTGGGTTGAATTTGGCTGGATCCGATGAAATTAAATTTACCTTTATGGAATTAAATACAATTTCAGTATGCGCTTCATCATAACTTAACAAGTCACACTCATATCCAAGTTGTTTGCATAATAAATACAAATAAATGGCGTTTTGATTCATACCATTTGAAAATGTATGTTCTCGGGTGATTATAATTCCAATTCGCTTGGGTTTAGATTTGAGTTTGATATCGGCGGCTATTTTATTTACCTGTGTTTTATATTAATTTTCTGACTAAATAAACGCCACCTAATAGTAATGCAATTGCAAGCGCCGATTCTTCAAGTTGATACATGCGTAAACGATTATTCCATATATATTTTCCAGTATCATTTGCATTGTTTGGAATATTGCACGTCTGACATGTTCCATCACGATTATCACTGTCTGCGCTGCGTTGATAGAAAATGCGGATGCATGGTCCATATACTGTAAGTGCGCCCATTTGGGCTAACAACGCTGCATAATGATCGACATGAACTTCAATAGGATATGCACGCTCCAATAAGCGTTGCGCGCCGCGTCTTGATACAATATAACAATGAAATAAATACGAATAATCGTATCGGCTAACGTCGTCATCAATATCAACGCGTTGTTTTACAAGTGCACCAGGATTCACAATATCCCAGTCTCCCTCTTGAATTCGAGGGTGGTCAAAAAGACGTTTTAGTTTTGCATACGAGTCTGGATCAACCCGTAAATCATCTTCCATAATTATCAACGCTGGTGCATCTGTTTTATCAAGTAAATGACGCCACGCAGCAACATGGGTGTGATAAATGGCAACTGAGTTCTTAGCCACTATTTCATAATGCGATCGTCGCACGCCTGCCATTATATTGCGACGTGCACTAATCCCTAATTGTGGGTCGTTCAATACATCTATTTGCGTGCCATCTATGGCTTCGAAACGTTCGACGTGCGGAAAATGACGTAAACCGGGTTGCGCTTGAAACTCGTTCCATCGATCCATGCGTCGTCGTAAATTAATGCAAACAGCCGGCAATGTATCCAGATTCATCGTGCTATCCTATATCCTTACTTATTATTGCCAAAAAATTTGCCAGTAATAATGTTTATTGCGTGGTTGCGTGGTTGTGTTGTTGCGTGGTTGCGTGGTTGTGTTGTTGCGTGGTTGCGTGGTTGTGTTGTTGCGTGGTTGCGTGGTTGTGTTGTTGTGTGGTTGCGTGGTTGTGTTGTTGTGTGGACGTGATTTGAATTATGAAGTTGCGTCAACTTCGTAAATACGGTGCGCTTTCGGAAAACCATTGAATTCCGAGGCTGTCACGGTTGTATATGCTCCCATATTTGGGACACGAAGAACATCACCCACATTTACGTCATGAAGTGGGATATGTGTTCCAAGGCAATCCCCACTATCACACGTACGTCCAAATACAATCGTTGGACGTTGTTTCTCACGCGGTCCAGCCGCACGCAAACGTTCAAACGTTGGCACTTGATGATCAAACGGAATATTGCTAAATGAACCATATACAGATTCATCGATTGTAATACGATAGTTTGGTTCCTTATCAGATTTCGGAGACGGATACACCGGTTTTTTCCCAATGACGGTTGTATAAAGTGTATGTGTTGGTGCAGCCAGGAATCGTCCTGGTTCTGCTATCCATTTCACAGACGGATCATTGAAATATGTATGACGTGCAGACGTGACCTCGTTGGCTACTGCTTCAAACATTTGTGGATTGGGTACAAATCCACCACCAATATCAATCAATGTTGTATCAAATCCTCCATACTTTTTTGCTATTTTTGATGCTTTGTGGCAGTCGGCGATTGCTTTATTATATTGAGCCGGTGCGACGCATTCGCTTCCTACATGGAAACTGAACCCATGGAAATTGAGCCCATGTGTTTTTGCCACACTATACATGCGTGGCAACCAGGCTAGGGGAGCACCGAATTTTTTACTGAATGGCTGTTTGGATCCTTTATCCTGAACAAGCAAACGGGTCAACACACCTCCTTGCCAACCCGCATCAGCCAGTTTCTCGACTTCTTCAACAGAGTCAACTACAGTGAGATTCACACCGCGGGCTGCAGCCAGCCGAATGTCTTCCACTTTTTTACACGGTTGCGCGTAAATAATCTTGTGCGCCGGCACAAGTGGATGGACTTCTTGAATCTCACGATCGGATGCGCAATCAAATCCTATTTCAGGATACAATTCACACATCCAACGCATCATTACCGGATCATTGTTACATTTTACTGCATAATGAGGGGTTATTGTTGGTAAATGACGTCTCCATAGTCGGAGTTGCTCTTGAAGAGCGGAACGGCTGATGCGGAAATATGATAACGCCAGTGTGTTGATACCCAGTCCGGATAAAAATTTTTTCAGGGGACGAACGATGATTCATTTTTTTCGCCGGAATGAATTGGTCGTTTTATAATTATTATATTGGATGTTGATTTAGTTGCAACTACTGCTTTACGTTTTTCACGACGACGCGCATTAATTTCATCACGGTGTGTTTCCACATATCGACGCACACGCTCATGCACAGTAGATGGATTGGCTTTTTCTTTCATATGTAATTCATCCAATTTCTTTTGTTTGGCATCTTTTAGCAAATTAAGTTTCTTCTCCATATCCAACAATAATTGTAGACGTGCTGGGCGAATTGCAATGCGTTGTTTATGTTTGATCGCATTTTCAAGTATGGAATTGTGAATGGTTTCGTTTTTTTCAGGAACCACAATTTCATATGTCGTTGCATTTCCCTCAATTAATGGAAGTTCAAATGTTTGTGATATAGATAGAATTGAACTTTTGATGGCATCTTTTGCTTCTTCGACAAATTCATTCGCAGAAACCGTTATTGATGCTATATTTGCGCTCATTTTCCTTTTGTTTTTTCTAACGCATAATTGATTGTTAGTCTTTAGACTGAAAAAATTGATATAAACTCTGTGAACTATGTCAAGCAATACGCTTCCAAACTTCCAAACTTCCAAACTTCCAAACAATGTCGTCTGTATTTATTCAATTTGTAAACGATGATGCATTTGAAACAATTGAACTACCGTCGGCAAACATAAATGGCGCGACCCTGATTCCATACTTTAAAAGTATGCATGGCATGCTTAATCGCGCAAACAATCGATATGGTAGTGCAGAATTACCAATTAAATTTGCAAATGTGCAAATTGACGAATTCATGACAATTTTGGATTTCCTACAATTAAAATATCATTGTAAACTTCCATTTTCAAATAATTTAATTACTTACAAAATGCTATTGGAATGTGAATGGAATGACTTACCGTTGCATTCATCGTATTTAGATTTGATGAAGACAATTCCAATAGATTTAGTTGTTAAATGCATGTGCGCATGCTCGCATATGACATTGTCTAAGTTAGGAGAACTCTTTACGTTTCGCGTCATTCATCTTTTGCATGCACAGTCTGAAACGATTGGATCTACCATGGAATCATTGGTCAAATGTGCATCGCCGTTTGATCTTTACAAATTTCAACAAATGGTGTCTGCTTTGATAAAATCTGATTCTGTCGTTTCATGCTGCATAGTGAAGCGATTTCGATCAAACTCATTTTAGACACACGCAAGAGCCACAAGACCGTGCGACTGGTCTAAAATCATTTATTCTATTCTATACTTAGGACTGTAGGTGTCTCCAATCATGAACTATACCGGATCCGGATTTGTATTGCTTTCTCACGATCTAACATCCATATTGTTGGTTCATGACGCCCGGTCTGGAAAGTGGGGATTTCCTAAAGGACATCGTGAAACAATTGATGGTGGCAACGACTGTCAAACGGCTATTCGCGAAACATATGAAGAAACAGGATATACAGCGGATATGTATACTATAATCCCTGACGTATTTAAAATTAATAAAGGTTCGCAATCGTACTTATTCCGTTATGCCATTTTGAATGATGATACAATCCGCCCCGCGCTGAAATACAATGTTGTCGAAATTCGAGAAGCGCGATGGATATTGATTAAAAGTCTATTAGATGCTACAAATGTTCTTGATGGAAATAAATATTTGCGCACATGGATTACAGATTTACAAAATAACGCAAATAAAAAATCCGTAACTCTGCTTAAAACATTACTTACGCGCCTTTTGCCAACGCAGGAATCCGTGAGTCCGACTAACATCATAACTTGTGCCTAATTTCTCTTTTGCAATCGTGTGTGCTATTTTTTCATTAGGTGTCAATGAATTGTAATATTCTTGAATGACTGGATCTTCATGACTAAGATCAAAGGCACTTTTGTATGTATTTGATTCAATGACATCTGATTTTGTATTTGCAACTGCAGTTGCAACATCAAATGTTTTAGGATTTGTTTTAGGTTTACTTAGCATCACCATAATATTTGGTGTGCTCGATGCACCCGTTTTGACTGTTACCTTTTTCGGTGGCATCTTCTGAAGTTCTGAAGTTCTGAATTTCAAACATCTTGTGCTATTAGATGTTTCAAATTTTTGCGGATACGCTATCTTATTTATAACAAATATATAATCACATATATAATGCAACACGATTCTTTTACTGTTGCAGTAAAAACCAATCATTATAATTTTAATATGTCTGTGATTGAAAAATACTATGATTCTTATATATCGTATACATTTGTTGTAGGTGACCCAAAAAAACCATGTCTAAAATTATACATTACGTATCCATTGACAGACGACAAAGATAGAATTGAATGGTCAAAACGTGGCGCTTTGCTGAACATAGATGCGTTGTTAGAATGTTCTCTGGACGACATTAATGAAAATTACATTAAAAAACACAGTTTCGGACAAGAATTATTAACAACCGTAGATCATATAGTAAAAACATACTTTCCACACGTTACAACATTAACATTATTTGACGCAAGTTATTTGCCTTGCCATCGCCCAACAAATGATTCATTGGATTTACTAACGTATTCTATTGCATTATATGGGGCTACATGGTATGAAATAAAACGAAACGCCTACATTCCAGATATTGCAGATCGTGCATTTTATGAAAATAAAATAGAAAAATACACTTCAAAAGAATTCAAGTCTTCAATAACTGACGAAGAATTTTTACGTAAAATAAAATTTTCTCGCAATGAATTTGCACAGGATTTTTTACTTAAAAACTATCAGCACATTAGCAATCTTTATAAAACAACACACACATTTCCAGAATTTTTTCAGGGTTTGCGAAATATGATTCCTTTTGCAGACAGATGCAAATTTTTCAATGATTGGTTGCCAGCATTTCTTGATATTAATAAAGTAAGTCGTGATTGGCAGTATGATTTATATCCGGCAACGAAAGCAAAAAAAGGTACAAAAAGACGCATGCGTAAAACACGTAAAAAGCAGCGTAATTACAATCGATAGTGCAATGTTGTTGCATCAATATCCATCCCTAACATGGAAAAAATCCTAAATTCAATAACGTCAATATCACGTTTAATATGCACACTAATATATTTGTTAAGAATATTTGCAAGTTGATTCATATTTGCACTATTTTCAATTCTAATAATATCTGCATGACGCAATTATAACAAATAAACTGTGCGGCTTCCATCTTCTTCCACTAATTCTGTAGGTACAATTTGGTTCGTCTGTAAATTCATCAAATATGTTCCACATAGCAACAATTGACTATAGGAACGCGCAATCATATATGTTTCATGCGGATAATATACGTTTGTTTGGATACAATAGTTTCCACTCGTTTTTTCTAAATGCAGTGATTCCAGCGACGCAAATGTCAAATCAGGCGGTGTAGCCACTAACCATCCAACAGATGGAATGCGGGCAAGACAACGTTGAAACGCCACACATGATCGCGATTGAATGATTTTCAGCATCTTCTTGTTTACATATGATAATTTTACATAAACACAAGTCTTAGATCAATTTACATCGATGCGTATCCTGCAATCGCACCCAGTGCACCCGCAACGGCTCCCCACGCCATATCCGTGGCTGTCATGAATCCCGTCCAGCCTTTGAGTGTTGCCCAATTTGTGAAATCATAGAATCCATACATTGTGCCGCCGACCAGAGCGCCTTTAAGTGCTGCATCACGCCATCCCGTAGCTGATTTCACGGCTACCATGTATAGCGCAAATACTAAGAGCGCATATACAAATACAGCCGGAATCCAGCGTACGGCTAGAGGTGATTTTTGAACGGCTGCAAATAATTCTTCATGATAGGATTGGCGCAATGTCAGCCAGGCTGCATCACCGGCTAAGACTGCTGCTGTAATTCCAACAATTGGTTTGATTACTTTGATCACTGCGTTCATATTTCACCTTTCTAACCATGTCAATGAAATAAAAGACTAAACCAGCATGGAACTTGAAGGATTCGGAGTATCACTTATTGGACGGGCTATATATGTATGTGCACCACCTGATAAAGCATGGATTCCGTATGAATTCATTTCCGGAATAACATATAATTGTCGAATTTGTATTTCTGGACATCCTAAAAATGTAAGACTTATTGATACATCCGATGGTTGGAATGCGGTGTTTCACCCGTCATCAGCCCGTGATTGGTCATGTGTCGCAACAATGATTCAAAGTATGGGACCACAGGTATTATTAGTATTTGATTCATATGCGCCGGTTGCACCGGCTTCGTTTATTACGTTTCTGGATAATTGCGTCACTACGGGACGTATTGTTCTTACACGAATATGGATAGGGACACATGTGGAAATTCCCTGTATTCCAGACGCAATTATGTTCCCTATATTTCCTGTTCCTACATTGTCTCAGTCCGCGTCAAATGAAGCCTATGAAATGATGCGCCGTCTTCCAGGACGCAATGGACATGGGGTGTGGGCAGCGCCAAATGTGGATGAATGGAACGCCCTTGTGAAGGCTACCGCAGAGGGTCATGTTGGAATAATGATCAGTGATGTTGGTGAACATAATTGGTCATTGTTTTGGCATAAAGTCGAAGATTCACTTGTAGGAAGTTCAAATTCAACGCTAACGTTGGCTAAACTATTAATTGGAACTGGAATGAAATTATTGGATAGATGTTAAAATGCGTCGAAATACCATAATTGTGTTTTTGAACCATCCAAGTGTTGCGTGTTGACGTAAATAACATTCTGCTACTGGATCGCTTTTGTATCCCAATTATACTTGAAGTGTCACAAACAACAGTTATTGAAAATTTATTTCCGAAATAGCACTTTAGTAGTTACGGCGACGTTGTGTGCGACGATTCTTGCGGCGTAGTTTGCCGCTTTTGCGAGAACGGCGACGTTTTCCACCATTTTGATTATTGTTTGAATTGGTGGGCGACGCTGGTAGAAGCGGTAAGGGTTCGGCTTCTAGTAATTCAGTAAGTGCTTCTTTGAACTCAGAATCACCAGGTAATGCATTAATGTATGCACGCAGTGGTCGTAAACTTGCACCATACTTTACATATTCTTGAATGAACGGAACCATCCCTTTAGCACCTCCAATTTCTCTAAACCCCCCAAAATCAAGTTTATCATCATCCGTACCAAGTTCACGTATGAATTTCTCTAGTCCTTTTTGTGGATCTTGTGGACGCCCATAAAGGTGTTTCAAAACGTGTTTGTGAACATCTTCTGGATCAGCTTCGCCATACTCATCCTCAATAGTATAGGGTGGGTTCAACATATAGTCCATAAAATCCTCAAGCCATTTTTCATGCGTAATTCCGGGAGGGATTTGGACGGGCATTTTGTTTATATTAAGGG